TTTTGGCAGAATCTGCCCGCTGGCACTTACACGTCGGGGCAGATCATAGTGTCCACACCTATCACCATCACGCAGATGGGTTCCTGGCTGAAGACCTTGCTTCAGTTGTATGAGAAGTGGAGGATAACGAAGCTGCGCATGCGCTATGTGCCGTCAGTTGGCTCAACGCAACCAGGCAACCTGGTGATGTTTTTCGATCCAGACCCCACTAATGCGTGGGCTACTTTGCCATCTGGCCCAGACTTAGTCAAGCGAGCTTTTACCCTGGCTGGCAGGACAGATTTCGCCCTGTGGCAAGCTTGCATGGCGGCAGCAGACCCAACGCAATGGCTGTGGACACAGCCTCAAGGGTCTGATCCGCGTTTGTTCCAGGCCGGGACGTTTAATGTGCTTTGTGTCACCGGCTTTACTGCGACAACCGACTTTGGTGCCCTCCATATGGAGTGGGGTGTGGAGGCGACTGGGAAGACCTATAACCAGGCGGCCTTCACTATGTCCAGTGGCAACGCGCAAGGGTCCGCTCTCCTTAGTCAGGCCGGTTCCGTTAATTTGGGAGGCTGGTCCTTTGCTGGCTTAGCGGGGGGCGTCCCGACCGTCACTACAACGGGCATGGCTTACCGTGCCGAGCTCGGAGTACCAGTCGCATATACTAGTTCCAACATTGCTGGTCAGACTGTTGTCGTTTACAATCCAAGTGGGACTTCAGTGAGTACAGGTACAGGAAACCTGTTGGCACTTCCGGCTGGGGAGTACCTAGTCAAGACTGGTGGGATCACCAATGGCGGCCCGAGTAGTGTGCAATCCAATTGTACCCCTGTCACAGGAGGCACAGGTTGGCTACAGGCTTTCGACGTCGGGCCCACGGTGAGTGGAGTTGGTAATGCGAATGGTTTTGAGAGTACATATATAGTGGAAGTCCCGGATGACGTTGCTACGCGTTGCATCCCAATGGACGTCAATCAGGACACCACTTTCCAAGCTACCTCTGATCAGAACCATGTCAACACCGTGGTGCCACCGAGTGATGACTGGGGCATAGTCGACTGTATAGTCAACGTGGCGGGGATCGGCGTCCAAATAGCCAACTCCTTCATGGATATAGTCGAGATTGTGGCCCCGATTGCGGGTATCTTGCTCCTTAGTAGCAACACCACACCAAACGTCAGGCTCCATCTTTACGGTCGCCACACTGTGCGCAAATTTAGGTTCCAGGACAACAATGGGCTCAGTATCTCGCCGGGGGAGAGGGAGTTGCTGCAGGAGTTCCTGGCGTACAAGAAGCGCTTGGCCTTAGAGGATTGGGCTGATGACCAAGGAGCCGGTCAGGTGCGTGCCACCGTTTCGGTGGTGCATGAAAGTAGTGAAGAGCCTCACTCGCCGAAGAGCGAGAAGCAGGCGGCTACGTTAGTGCAGAGGCAACCCCTGGCCAAGTCAGCTGGGCTGCCGTTGATGAGGAGGGCTTCGTTTCAGTACTAAGCCTATCATCACTTGCCGCGGCTGAGTGAACAGCCGCGGCAATCTCCCCGTCACGGGGAACCTCGCCAGCTAGGCTACCGTAACTGGAAAGCATGAGGGCAAAACGCAGAGATGCGACCAAATGAGGCCAATGTGACCGCCGTTGTGGATCGTAACCACCTTCCGCGGGGGCGGATTCAGAAATTCC